CCGGTGATGCTGGCCAAGCCTACAACGGCCAGCGTCTACGGATTCGATTCTGATAAGAAGCTGGTGGGACCATCCAAGGTGGTTCTGCCGGCAGGTTGGTACGTTTTACCGAAGAACTGATATGGGAACACCACTCACAGGCAGTAGCGTTGCATCGACCTACACTGGCCTACTCAAGAACTCCGACAACTCCACCGTAGGCGCAACGCTCAAAGCCATCAGCGACGGCAGCGGCAATGACTCCGCACTCCAGATCTCCAACGCCGCAGTTAATACTACCGGAGACTTCAGCGTAGCCACTAACAAGCTCACAGTGGCCTCTGCAAGCGGCAACACGGCCATTGCGGGTACTTTGGCCGTCACCGGGGCTACCAACCTCTCAAGCCTCATTACGAGCGGTGCAGCGACCATAGGCGGTGCGCTCAATGTTACCGGAGCGACCACGCTCACCGGCAATCTCACGGTCCCAGGAAACCTCGCGGTCACCGGAACCTCCACACTGACTGGTGCCACCGCCGTTACAGGCACCCTCGGAGTCGCGGGAGCAAGCACACTAGCAAGCGTTGGCGTAACCGGAGCCGCTACCGTTGGGACTACTCTCGGGGTCACTGGAGTCTCTACGTTGGCCAGTGCTGTTGTTACGGGAGCGGCTACTGTTGGCACAACCCTTGGCGTAACCGGCAATACCACGCTAGCCGGTGATCTTGCAGCCAACGGAAACACCACGTTGGGCAATGCCGGCACCGACACGTTGATTCTCAACTCAGACAACATCACGGCTCCCAACATCTCAACCGTTACTGTTGATTTTACCACCGACAAGGTGCTGATCACTGACGCAAGCGATTCCAGCAAGGTTAAGGTGGTTGCCGGAACATATTTTGCTCCTCAAGTAAAACAAACTCTCTATCAAGACTCCACCGCTGGAGGAAGTCCGTTTGTTGCCACAAGCACTGGATCTGGCACTGAGATAACGGTGCTTACCACATCGATTACTCCTAGGTCTATAGCTTCAACAGTGTTGGTTACTATAGCGGTAAATTACTCAGGAACAAATATCAATTACGGAGCATTCAGGATAACTCGCAATGGAACAGAGATTGGGTCAAATAACATTGGATCTAGTTTATACGGCATTGCTCCTTTTACAGGAATTGGTCCTTACAGCTCCGAATTCTTTAACAGTCAGTTCATCCAGATTCTTGATTCACCTGCATCCGTATCCGCTGTGACTTACAAGATTCACTTGTACGCAACTGGTGCTACGTTCCCGTCAATGTGGGTTAACAAGACGTATCAAGATGTGGTTGCAGGTGTAAACTCTTCATCCGCTGCCAGAGTCAGCTCCTCAATGATCTTGCAAGAATACTTCGCATGAAACCCTCCGAAGCGGCTCAAGCGGCTTGCGACAAGCTGTCGTTCACAGACTCTGCCACCATCGCGTTGGCCAAGAAGTTCTGTATCCGCCGCTACTCGATGATCTGGGATTCCTGCCTGTGGAACGATACCCTCGGCATTATCTCTCATCCGGTCACCGCCGGCACTGAGATCGTCACCCTCTCTGATTACGTCACCTCCGCCTACGCTTCAGGGACCGGTTACAATACCTTCATCGACTTCCCCGTAGCCATCCGCTTCACGGTCACTGGAGATACCGATGGCATCGAAGTTCCCGCCGCGGAATGGGTCTCGTTCTTCCAGCTCGATCCCAACACCTGGAACAACGTCGATAGCCGTAAATCCACCCCCGGCAACTTCGTTAACTGGACCCGATTGATCGGTGGAGCTTATGGCGAGGCCGGTGTTCCCCGCATCAAGCTCGTTCCCACGCCCAACGCCGATGGCACCCTGTTCATCCTTGCCAAGAAACAGTCGCAGATGCGGCAGTTCGGTGAGGCTGTAACCATCTCCAACGATACCAACTTCGAGTTGCGAGGCGTAGAGAACGCTCTAATGGCCTACACTGAAGGCGATCTCCTCGAATACTCTCGGCAGTACGGTAAAGCCCAAGCCAAGTTCCAAGAAGGAGCCGCTCAGGTCTCCATCATGAAAGACATGGAACGCGGCCAACAACAGCAAATCAGCCGCATCATCCCAGATAGCTTGTACGATTACACGTTCCAAGACATCCTGTAATCCGCCATGCCATTCCAATCCTCAGATGCTCTCGATGACCAGATGCTTCTGGATGGAAGCACTGGGTTTTCGACCGGCGTAATTTCAGCCACTCGTCCCGATGGCATTCCTGCAACCAGCATGGAATCGGCCATCAACATGGATTATGACGACTTCGGCAATCTCGTCACCCGTCTAGGAGCCGTTTCACTGGCAGGCAACAGCATCACCGCCAACTGGGAAGACGTCATCACCAACTGGGAGTCAACGACTTCCAACTTTGGCAGCAATCTTCCCATCAATGCGACGGTATTGTCCGGCTTCTACTTCGATACATCCGCATCCGAACGCCTCGTCATCGCTGTTAATGACCTTAGCACCTCCACCAAGAGCCTCTACTACGGGTCACCCGGCGTTTCCTACAACCTGATTTCAGGTTCAACGCTCAACGCTTCCGCTTCCTACGTCTATTTTGCTCAATTAAATGACAAATTGTTTTATTCGGACGGTCTCGGAACGCTGAAATACGTCTCAAGCTCAAACCTCGACAGCTCGACTACAGCCGGCAAGATCAGCCGCATCGATGTCATCAATCAGGGATCGAATCACGGCTCCATTCCAACGATAACCGTCGCAGCCCCTCCCAGCGGCATCACGGCTACGGCAACCGCTGTTGTTGCCAACGATGGTAATCTCGTATTCATAACGATCACCAATCCTGGAAGCGGCTATACGACCGCTCCAGCGATTACTATTTCTCCTGCCGCCTCGTCTCACGCCAAAGCCTTTGTATCGCTCACGCCTCCTGCCAAGCCGATCTATCTAACCACCCATACGAATCGGTTGTTCGCGGTTTCCGCGGATACATCCATCCAGCCCGATACCCTCTACTTCTCGGATATCCTCGATGGAGAATCCTGGGATCCTCTCGGGTCTCTTCGGATCGGTGGCGATGGCGATCCAATCAAGGGACTCTACTCTTGGTTCGGCTATCAACTCATCGTCTTCAAGGAACGCTCTATTTGGAGCGTAAATGCCGATCCTACGCAGGATGCTGCCGATTGGACCATATCACTCATCAGCGGCAATATCGGCTGCTCATCGCACCGGTCCATCACCGCGGTTGGTCCTGACGTATTCTTCTTCTCCCGCGACGGCATCCGCTCTCTCCAGCAGATCCAAGCCGGTACCCAGACTAGCGTAGGTCTCGCGCTCTCCAGCCCGATCAATGACCTCATCAGTCGCATCGACAAGACCAAGCTCGATCTCTGCGACGGTGTATTCTGGAACAACCGCTATCTGTTGGCTGTTCCGTTCGTTGCCGAAGAACCAGCGATCCTCGGAATCGAAAGCGAGTACGCGCTCCTGACCGAGAACAGCCTCGATATCGCCCTCGAAGGTGCGCTCAACGAGAACAACGCGGTCATCGTCTACCACTCATTGGCCCGCTCTTGGCTTGGATATTGGGACAACTGGATCGTTAACGACTTCATCCCAACCTCGTTCTCAACATTTGGACCCGTCCTCATGTTTGCCGGCGATATCATCTCGGTGTCAGCGGGAGCGGGCCAGGTCTGGTCATTCAACGATTACCTCCCGAACAGCCGGTTGTCGCCGGTCTCAAGCTCCGCGTACACCGATGGCGGTGCGAATTACGAATCTACGGTTATAACTAAGGCTTACAACCTCAACGAACCTATCCCCGACAAGATCGGGTACAGCGTTCAGTTCGCCTTCGATAACCCGTACACTACCGCCACCACGACTGCCGCAGTGTCGTTGGCCAAGGATATGTCGGACACATTCGTAACTCTCGATTCCGCGCTGGCGATCACCTCAAGCCAGAAGTTCCTGAAGGCTTACAACCTGATAAGCCAAGGCCGCTGGAATACTTTGCAATTCAAGGTAACCGCAGACGCTGGTCGCTTGTCTCTGCAATCCACCATTCTCTCTGGCTTCGTCGATTCTGTGCGTCCTCAGCAATGACCGCACATCCAACAAACATTGAAGCGGCCAAGCTACTGCGAGAGCATTGGCCAACTTGCTCCTCATGGACTGAGGATCAAATCCTCAACTGGATCGGGATCTTCAACGCCAAGAAGCTAATTGGCATTGTGAAGAACGAGGAAGGAAAGTGCGTCGGGGTGGGAGCTGTTCGGTTCCTGAACTCCATCGAGGAATCCGAGGATCTCAATAACAACTTCCCAGACGGTCACATCGCGTGGATTGAGATTGCCATTGGCACCGAGCCGCATGCGGTTCAAACCCTTTGGTTGGCCATGATGAGGTTATGCTCTAAAAACGTCACCAAGCTGGGTGGTTTTAGAAAAGGCATTAACCGTTTGTACGATTTTGACAGGTACTTCAAACTGCTGATGAACAAGAGGATTTCTTATGGGCGGATCATATAAAGCACCAGACATGGCAGCGGCGAACCGCGAGGCAGTTTATGCCCAAGCGGAAACCTTCCCTATCATTCGAGAGCTGGAATCAGCTTCTCGGCTTGGAACAAAAGGATCGTATGTCATGCTCGATAAGGATGGGAATCCTCGCATTGATCCAAAAACCGGTAAGACTATAATTCGCGAATACGATTTCTCCGGTCAGGGAGATGTAGATCTAACGCGACAAATTGCTCAAGTATCCAATGAGTTGGCTGATCCACAGGCCGCAGCTCAACTTGCTGTAGCTCAAAAATATGGGCGTCAATTTGCTGCTCAAAGAAGGTCCGAGCTTCAAGAGGTTGATCCTACCCGTTACGCTCTTTACGAGAATTTCCTTCAGGATCTTAAGTCTGGAAATAATCAGATTCCCGAAGACACGGTTGAATCCCCATCTTACGAGCGCGTAGGCATGCCGGGTGGTCCTCAAGACACTGGTGAGGCTGCAAGAATCCGCAGCAACCTTGAACGGCAGATTAGCTCTGGTCTCGCTCAAGCCGGTACGCTTGATCCAGCCATGATCCGAGGTGCGGAACAAGCTGCTCGCGCTCGTGGAACTTCCACTGGCAATCTCCTTGGAAACCTTTCGGCATTCCGCGAAGCCCGCGCCGTAAACGAGGCCATCTCTAACGCCGATGTCCAACGTCGGCAGCAAGCTATTGGCCTGCTCCAAAGCGGTCAGACCAGCAGCGATGTCGCCAATCGACAGGCTCAGGAAGCCTTCCAGAACATCCTCGCGGCCACCGGCCAACGGAACACTGCCATGCAACAGAGCTTTGCCGGCCAGATGGCTTCGCAACAGCAACGTCAGGGTACCCAGCAGCAGAACATTGCGAATATCCAGTCCGCCCTGGGACTCCAGCCGATCGTTTCTCAAGCCTCCCAGCTTGGTAACCTCCAGCAGGGAGCTTCTCCGTTTGCTCCGCCTCAATACATCCAAGGTATGCAGCAAGCAGGACCAGGTCAGTTGCTCCAGACTGGGTCTAGCTTCGCTCTTCAGAACGCTCAGAATGCTTTTCAAGCTTCTCAAGCCGGATCTCCTCTTTCGATTCTCAAGGGTGTCACCGGGGCGATCGGCGCACTCGGAGCCGGTGTCGGCTGCTACGTTGCTCGTGAGTGTATTCCAGATCAATGGGAGGCGTTCTACTTCTGGAAGGAACTCGTTGGACCCAAGTGGTTCAAGAGCTTCTACGACAGCAACGCCGAGAAGTTCGCGAAGTGGCTCAAGGACAAGCCCAAGGTCAAGAAGCTTGTGGCCAACTGGATGATATCTCGAATCAACAGTTTGGTTCCAAAGGTTTAACCTATGCCAAACGATACCGGATCAAACTACTTCTTTATACCGGGAGGAGAAGCACCTGCCCCCCCGGTCGCACCACCTCCTGTTACGGAACCGGTATCTCCGTTTGAGAAGTACCTCATGGCTCTGGAGAATCTTCAGCCTCCTGTTGAATTTTTCCCAAATTCATATCAAGAACCTTCTGCTCCAGCGTTTACTCCAATGGCGGCTCCTGCGGCTGTTCAGGTTTCTCCATCCAGTAAATTCGGTCCAGTAACTCAATCTGGATACGCTCAACCTCCTGTGGATCCGATGAGTTACTACTCGGATCCAGATCTGAGTAATCCTCAGACTTTAAATCAAGAGCAGCTAAATCCTGTAGCAGAACAATTAAGCACAAGTGCAACAACAATAATGGACCCAATCTCTGGGTTGCCTATTGAAGTTGTTCCAAACCCTGACTTTGTAGAACCGCGAGTTCTTCCAAACCCTCCAAGGT